GTATATAATGGATATAGAAGAAGTTGATGCATTAGGTGTTGTTGTTGAAGATGCGTTAGTGAAGCCACATGTAAGAAACACATTGAGTAAGTTTGAAGTTAGGTTGCTTGATTCATCATTTGGTGCTGCATATTTTCCAAATGTTACTATGCCTAGACCATCTGATAATGCATTGATTGTTGTGCCACCTTCAGTTGCGTTAATGGGAGTTATATCTAGAAATGATGCGTTATCTGCGCCTTGGTTTGCGCCTGCTGGTTTAAATAGAGGTGCTGTTGTTGGTTCAAAGGGAGTTTCAGTGCAGATGAATCGTGATTTATTAAATGAGATATATGATGTTGACATTAATCCATTATATGAGCCTGCTGGAAGACCTGGTGAAGTGTATGTATTTGGTCAAAAGACATTATTACAAGGTGAATCTGCGCTTGATAGAATAAATGTTAGAAGACTTTTAATTGATTTAAGAAGAAAAGTTAAAAAGATTGGTGAGCAATTATTATTTGAGCCTAATAGAGAGTCAACTCTTGCTAATTTTAGTAGATTAGTTGAGCCTATAATGCAGGATGCGCAAAGAAGGCAAGGAGTTACAAGATATAAAGTTCAAATTGATTCATCTACAACCACGCAGAATGATATTGAAAATAACACAATACGTGGTAAGATATATTTGCAACCCACTAAATCAATTGAGTTTATATCATTAGATTTTATAGTAACAAATACATTATAATAGTAATTAGATAAATATATATAAAATAAATACAGGAGAAAAATACAAATGCCAGCTGAAACACTCTCAGTCACAGAGATGATACCTAATAAGTTTGAGCCAAAAAGAAAAAATAGATGGGTTTTTGCAATTGAGGGTATTGATGCATTTTTATTAAAGTCTGCTTCAAGACCATCTATTTCAATAAATGAAACTGAAATACCTTGGATAAATAGCACACGTTATTTAGCAGGAAAAGGAAAATTTGATTCAATTAGTGTAAATTTACATGATCCTATTGCTCCATCTGGTGCACAACAAGTAATGGAATGGATTAGAACACATTTTGAATCAGTTTCTGGTCGTGCAGGATATGCTGATTTTTATAAACGTGATTGCCAATTAAAAATGTTAGATCCTGTCGGAACTGTAGTTGAATTATGGGACATTAAAGGTGCATTTTTAACACAAGCAAACTTTGGTGATTTATCCTATGACGGTGATGAACCAACAGATATTTCTTTAACAATTAGATTTGATAACTGCGTACTTCAATACTAATATTTTTTAAACATTTATAGTTTTTACACAAAGACATAATAAAATATGTCTTTATTTATTTAAGAATTATATTTATTATAAAATTTACTTTATTTTAATTCTAATATGTTTTATCATATTTAAAATAAAAGTTAAAATTATAATAAACAAGATATATCAGGTGATTAAATAAATGTCAAACTTAACACCATTTTCTTATTTTAATGCAACAACATTAAATAATATAAATGAAAATTATTTAAAACAAAATGCAAGTTTAATAAATGAAACTTTAAACATTATATCACCATGCTATTCTGGTCCAGCATTTATTCCAAAAGATATTGTTAATACTGATTCTGTATCTGTATCAAATCAAACAATACAAATAATAAATAATCTTAATAATTCATTAGGAACAGAAAGACAAAATCTTATCGGTCACACATATGATCAATTTAGTTATTATACACCAAATTATGGTTATAAAACAATAAGTTTATGGAACCTAAATGGTGGAATAAACAGCGTTCATACAAGAATCCTTGGTATAGGAAACGGTGAATTAAATGAATCAACAGGACTATTTAATTATTCAGGATTCCATGTTAATAATTCAATTTCAAAAGGAACACTAAACCACACAAGAAATGAATATAATAGATTTGCAATTGCTGGTGGTGATTCAGGAACAACAAACTTTCTATGTAATAGATTTAGAAATGCAAATAATGATTTAAAATTTTTTGGACAAAATATCTTTGATGAATTTGGTTTTAATAGTTCTGATACTGATACAAGAAATAATACAATATTTATAAATAATTGTTTTTTTACTGCTGAAGGTATAAGTCCAATTATTGTTTCAGCATTTAATAATAATCTATTAAATAATCAAATAAATAATAGTAGTATAGGTACTTTTACTTTTTCAACATTACAAGGTTCAAATTTTATAACTTCTGTAAATGGTATTTTTAAATCTATAAATTTAAAAGGACATAAAAATAATAATAAAATTAAAATTAAAGATAATAATACAATATCAATTTTAGAAAATAATGGTATATTACAAAATAATTTTGATTTTAATTTATTAAGAGAAAAAGGACATGTTTCTTGGTTTTTTAATGAAGATTTAAAATTATTAAATAGAAATGATTCACAATCTGATTATTTATTTGTATTTAAAAAAGATGAAGATCAAGTTGATCAAATAGATTATTGTTCATTTGAAGACAAATATCAAACTGCAAAAACACCATGGGTTACATCACAACCTGTTGATAGATCAAATTTAACTGATATTTCTAGAATTAATATACATCAAAATGTTGATAATTTATTTAGATTTTATGCACTTGATGATGGTGAAGTAGGAAATAGATTTAGAATAAAAATTAATCCTACACATAAAGGATCATATTCAAATAATGATAATTCTATTGAATATGCAAAATTTGATATTTATATTATGCAATATGACTCAAGAGATAATTCTTATGAAATATTAGAAAATTATACAAATGTTTGTCTTGATAAAGATGATAAAAATTATATTTGCAGAGTAATAGGAACAAAATATAAATATTATGATTTTTCAGCAAATAAAATCGTTGAAAATGGAATTTATGAAAATAAAAGCAAATATTTAAGAGTTGAAATAACTGATGAAATTGAATATGGAATAAATAAACATAAAATATGTAAATATATTCCTTCAGGTTTTAGAGCATACCATCATTTATATTTTGATAAAAACTCATTTGAAAATTATAATAACACATTAAACAACTTTAATATTATACAAACTCCTATTGAATATATTTATTATAAAAACTTAAACGCAAGTTTATGTTCTAATATTACAAATCATTGGGGTGTTCAGTTTAGAAGAAGTAAAAAAGATATTAATAAACTTGTTGACAAATATACAGAAACTAAATCTGGAAGTAAAGCAATTATATCAGTTATAAAACCTAATATGTTTTCACCTCATTATTTTTACACAAGATTTTTTTCAACAAATAGAACTGATAATAAAAACATATGGCGTCAAGATGATACTTTTTGTAATTCATATTTTAATTTAGAAAAAATATGTTATAAAGAAAATATTGATGATGCAGTTTATTTAAGATCAGGTTCTATAAATCAACAAAAAAATAGTGATTTATTTACTAATTATAAATTTATTAATTTAGATGATAATTCTTTATATGAAAATAATAGTTTAAAAAATGAATTTGCAAATAAATTATCATTTGATTTTTTTACATATGGCGGATTTGATGGAACGAATTATCTTGATTTTGATAAAAGATATTTAACTAATAATGCAATTATACGTGAGGGTAGTGGAGAATATGAAAATTCAAATATAGATGGTCCTACATATAATGCTTATAAAAAAGCAATTGATATTACTACAAATTATGAAAATTGTAATTGTGATATTTTAGTTATTCCTGGTTTATCTGATATTTCTTTAATTGATAAATGTATTAATATTGCTGAAGAACAAAGAAGATTTATTTTTATTTCTGATATTTCTGGTTATTCTAACTCTAATAATATTATTAATTCATATAATGAAATTATTAATAATCAACAAGGTGTAACAGATATTTTACCTTATTTTGCACAAATTTCAAACAAAGGTTTAATGAATAACAATTATAATATTCTAAGATATTATAATATTGATAATAATAGTTATACAATAAATAAATTTGAATTTATAGATATTAATGAATTAACTTTACCTGATGGATTAAATTTATCTAATATTCATAGTGAGTTAATTAAAGGTCAAGTTAGTAGTTTAATAAATAATTTTAGTAGTAGATATTATATGCCTATTTATGTACCTTTACAATATAAATTTAATGATAATATAAATCTTTATTTACCATCTGAAAGTATAGTTCCTGCATTGTTTTTAGTTAATAATTTTAATTTAACATTAACTGGAACTGATATTAAAGGTATTGAAAATACTATCAGTTTAATTAAAGATATTCAAGAAAGTATTCCTAATGATCAATTAGATATAGTTAAAGAGTATTTAAGATTAAATAATATAAATTATATTAGTAGTAGTGATAGTAGCATTATTAAATTAATATCAGAACATAGTTCATATACAATAAGAGATAGTATATTTAGGGAGATAGTATATGTTAGAGTAATAAATTTGATTAAGAAGTTAGTTAAGTTTAATATATTTTTAGATTCATCAGTTATTGATGGTGGTATCTTGTTCTATAATAATAGTAAAATAAAAAATGTATACCAAAAATTTGAAATTCAGATGAGAAGTTTATTTGACAGGATGGTAAGTATAGGATTATTAAATTCATATGTGTTAAATTTACCTAAAAATTTTGATGATCCTGTTGTAAAGAGGGATATGGAAAATTATATTATAAGAGGAACAGTTATATTAAAGTTAACAAGTGGTGGAGGAGGTGATATAATAAGATTAGAGTTAGATGAGATATTAAGTAATTTAAGTTTATTTACTGATACTAGTAGTTATAATGATACAAGTTTAGTTAGTGTGATATGATATTTATATATCAGATTTTTAAAAAAACAAATAAAATGGAGATAAATTAAAAAATATGAGTAATTCATTAGATACGCCAATAGATCCTGCACAGTTTAAAAAAGATGGTCTTATTAGAGCATCGAATGTTATGAAAGATGATTTTGGTCTTGATATTGCAGTTGAGGCTGTGCCGTTGCCTTCATTAGGAATTTTATATCCTCAGAGTGGTCCTTTATATGGAAAAGAGACATTGGAGATTAAGCCAATGACTGCTCGTGAAGAGGATATTTTAACAAGTAGGGCATATATTAAAAATGGAACTGTTTTATCAAAACTAATATCTTCATGTTTGGTTGATAAGACTATTGATCCTGATGATTTAGTATCAGGTGATAGAAATGCATTGTTAGTTTCTTTGAGAATTACAGGATATGGTGCTTCATATGATGTTGAGGTAGATTGTCCTTTATGTTCACATAAATCGAAGCAGTCGTTTGATTTATCTCAGTTATCTATTAAAAGGTTGCAGATTGAGCCTGTAGCATTAGGTGAAAATTTATTTGAGATTCAGTTGCCTGTAACGAAAAAGGTTGTAAAAGTTAAGTTTTTAACTGGGCATGATGAGCGTGAGATGATGTTAACAAATGAGAGAAAGAAAAAAGCTGGAATGAAATATGATTCAGCAATTACTGATAGGTTATCAAGATCGATTGTTTCAGTTGATGGTATAACTGACAGGAATAAGTTAACATTTTTTGTGAACAATATTCCTGCGAGAGATTCTTTAGCATTGAGAAAATTTTTAGATAATAATGAACCGGGTGTTGATATGAAGTCGTGGATGTCTTGTCCAAGTTGTCATGAGCAAAGTGAGGTTGTGTTACCAATGGGAGCATCATTTTTTTGGCCTGAATCCTGAGGATAAGGATTTATATCTTGAACAATTATTTATATTGGTTTATCATTTGGGTTTTACTTATAATGATGCTTATAAATTACCAGTTTGGGAGCGTTTTTGGTTTATTAGTAGATTAAAAAAAGAGTTTGAGACTGCAAAAGAAAATAATACAAAAGCTACATCAAATGCACAAAGAACAAATAGTGGTTCAAGAAATGCAAGAAAGTTTTTATAATAATATATTTATAATAAAATTATATTAACAAATTGGTGTAAAATGAATTTATCTAAAAAAGAAAAGTTTCTGCATAAAATTGCAGCAAAATTTATAATGGGTGAAAATTTTAATATTGAGCTTGAAGGAAATGAACTTGAACTTCAAACTCTTTATGAATTATTAACCGTGTCAAAACAATTAAGACAGGCTTTAAACGAGAGTAATCCAGATTTATCCCAGATTACACTTCTTATTAAATCCAAAAAAGATATAACACGTAAGTTTGAAGATATTTCTGGAATTAACTGGAGACTTTAATTGTCAACTTCAATTAATGTAGATGATTTAGGTGAGCAATTAAGTTTAATAAGAGCATTAAATGATACATTAATAAATTTTCAAAAAGTAAATGAAGCAACAACAAGAAATATTGAATCACAAGCAAATGTTTTTTCACAATTAGGAACTATTTATTCAAATCTTGAAAACTCTTCAAATCAATTAATGCAAAATTTTGACAGATTACATAAAACATTAAACTCTATTTCACAAAAAAAAGCAAAACCAAATATAAACCCATCTACTGTTAAAGAATTAGAAAAAACATCTACAAAAATTGATAATGGCATTTCACAACAACAAAAACAACTTGAAAAAATATCACAACAACAAAAAACAAACTCTGAAAATACTCAACAACAATTTGATGATGCTCAAACACAAACTAAAACAACACAAAAAAATATTCAAGAAAATATAAAATCTATACATAGCTCTAATATTTTAATGAAATTCTTTACAGAAAAAATTAATAAATTTAAAGAAAATATTGAAAATGAAACCGAAGGATTTAAATCAAATCCATATAAAATAATTTTTGACATATTAAAATCAGCTACGTCAATTGTTTTTAATTTATTTTCATCAGTTACTTCTTTAGTCACTGATTTTATTAAATTAACTTTTTCACTACCTTTTATGTTTGGTTCTTTTGCAAATCAAATAGGTACTTCTTTTAGAAAAAAAATAATAGAACAATTAGGAAATGCAACTGAACAATTCAAAGAAACTGTTTCTTTTAACTCATCTTTAGGTAAAAATGTTTTAAATCTATCAAATGAAATAAAAAATTCAATTAATAAATTTACAATTTTAAATGAAAGAGTTACACAAATCTTCGGATACGAAAATGAAACTCAATTACTTGATGAAGCAAATAAAATACTTTCAGGCCTAGGAATGTTTAGCGAGGTTTTTGGTAAAAATCTCTCTACAATGAACAGTATACTCTATCTAAAAGAAGCTCAACTACAATTAGGTATAGGAATACAAGAACTAAATTATTATGCTCTAAATGCTTATGTCAATATAGAAAATATAAACGATCAATTACACAAAACAATGGTCGCGATAAGCGAAACAAGCAAAAAATTTAACATAGATTCAAAATCAATAAGCTCTATTTATCACAAACTAAGACTAAATATACAAGAATTCGGACACTTCTCTGAATTTGAACTCTCTGAAATGTCAGCAAAATTAATAAAACTAAGAGTTAAAACAGAAGATGTAACAGGCATATTCTCAAGAATATCTTCTTTTGAATCAGCAGCAGATGTATCAACAAAACTATTTCAATCTTTTGGTGCTCTTATAGATGCATACGATCTTTTAACAGCAGAAGATCCAGCAAAAATGATCACAATGTTAAGAGATTCAATGTTTAAAACAGGAAAACAATTCGCAACTCTAAACAGACATGAAAAACAACTCATGCAACAAATAACAGGCTTGTCTGCTGAAACACTTAATACAATAATGAATTTTAAAGATATGTCTATGTCACAAGAAGATATAAGACAAAAATTAAATCAAGAAAACCCATTTGACGTTCAACTAAAAATAACAAAACAACTGACAAACTCAATTAAAGAACTTAAAAAAGTTCTCGATTTCACAAACCCTTTCGAAGCAATTTTTAAAGGCATCGCAGGAAATGCTGCTTACCAAGAAAATGTTATAAAATTAACTCAAAATTATTCACAATTATTAGAAAATATAAACCAATCTATAAGAAAAATAGATCCTAAATTAATACAAAAAATAACAATGCCACTTATTATAATTATAGAAAAATTTAAAAAATCAATTTTTGATGGAGAACTATTTAAAATAATAAAAGACGGATTAAAAACAATTTCAGATTTTATTCAAGGCATTTTTACAATTTCTACTAAATCAAATGTTGATGATATTTTATTAAAATATAAAATATGGTATTCAAAACTTCAGCAAGATAATAAAACTAAAGAAGAAGAAAAAATAATTGCTAAATTATCAGAAGCATTTAAAAAAACTACAGATCCTCTACATGATTTTACAAATGATTTAATAAAATCAGGCTTTTTAATAAAAAATAAAGAAGGAACATTATCATTAAAACAAAATATTGATCTTGAAATTTTATTATCAAAATTTGTCAGTGAATCATCAAAAAATGAAGATCTTGGAAAATTATTATTAATTGTTCTTGAAAATAAACAAGAAGATGATCAATTTTTTACAAATAGAGGAAATCAAATTGATTTGCAAGGTCATGTTTTAAAACAATTAACTGATTCATTAATTGAAATGATGAAACAAGGAGGTCCATTATTTTTAGGTATTTATAATATTGGATCAAGTATTATGTCTGCATTAATTAAAACAATTATAATTGGTTCAACTTCATTTTTAAACGTTGTAAATGGAAAATTATCTTCATTGCAAACTAATGATCAAGATACAATTCAAAATTTTACAGGAATAAAACAGGAAGAATTTAAAACAATGTCAGAAAAGTTTTCAGAAGAAATGGGTAAATTTATTATTGAATTATTACCTAAATTTTTTAATTTAGCATGTGAAGTAATAAAAACATCTGCAAGTTTCATTTATAATTTATTTATAGATATTTTTACTACTTTATTATCTTCTGTTTATGAAAATGCAAATGAATTTCAAAGACTTGTAATAAAACAAATGATATCAAGTAATACTATTAAAATGATTCAAACAAAAGAAGAAATTGAAAAAAAACTAAAAGAAAATGAAGAACAAACAAAAATACTTGAACAAAGAGATGTAAGATTTGATCGTGAGGCCGTTGTCGCTTATTTAAAAATATATGAAAATAGTAAAGAAATAAAAAATCTAATAGAAACACTTAAAAATTTAAATGATCAAATAAAAATTACACAACAACCTACTAAAGTCAATGATGCTTCTATTATAAGGATTGATGATAAAGATTATATTGAGTTGATTGCGTCTAAAGATACGGGTTTATTAGTTACATCATATGAAATGATAAGGGAAAAATACAATCAATTATTTAATGATATAACGATTAAGGTTGAAAATGGCAAATTTAATAATGAAGTTAATATGATTGAAGATGAAGAGAAATATATGATTAGTTTAATAGATAAGTTTGGTATATTTATTGATGAAATATCAAATGACAAATTATCAGATAAAGTAACAATTAGTAAATTAAATTTTGCATTATAAGAAAGTTGTAATAAAAAATGGCAGATCAAGCAACACAAATAGATCAAATTAATAATTTATTACAAACTTTGCAAACTAATATTCAATCAACTGCAAATGTTATTAATTCAACTTTAACTAGTCAATCATCTATAATACAGCAGATGAATTCTGGTATTTCTGAATTAGAGAAAAGTATTTCTAATATAAATAAAAATATGAGTTCTACTGCAAACATGGTATCAGCAATATCTGATATGAATATTGATTTTTTATCTAAGACAAGTTCTGAAAAGATTTCACAGAGTATTGATTCTGTTGCACAATCATCAGGTACTATTAATGAAACAATAAACAATATAATAAATTCAAATAATGAATTAAATTCTAGTTTAGCTACAAATGTATCTTCTATTCAACAAACAATTAAAGATAATGCTGATAAAGCTAGAAAAAGTACGCAAGGAATTTCTGAGTCTGTTGAACAAATAAATGAAGCAGGTGATGATTATATAAAAACAACAAAAGGTTTTGCTGATTCATTAAGGGATATTCCTCTTATAGGCGACAAATTAGGTGCAATAATGGATAACAAGTTATCTAGTTTAACAAGTTTTCTAGGTATGATTAAAAACATGATAACATCAGTTTTAAGTTTAGCAACTGATTTTGTTAAATTAACATTTACATTACCTTATACGATATTATATAGAGCAAATCAGATAGGAATTGAATTTAGAAAATTATTAATTGAGGGTGTTGGACAAACACTTGAAGATTTTAAAGATACGTTTGATATAGGTTCATATGTAGGTGAAACTGTAAAGCATATGGTTAATTTGAGTGTTGAATCGATGAAGGAGTTTCAGGATCCTTCAAATCAAATGGCAAAGTTATTTGGTTTTGGTCAAGAAGGAATGAAAGCATTTGTTGATGAAATAGGAAAATCATTAATTGCTATGGGACATTATGCTGAAGCTTTTGCAGGTACGTTTAGACAAAACAAAAAAAATATTATGAATTTTATTTTAATGAAGCGTGAAATGAGTTATGCTGATGAAGATATTTCATATTTTGCAATGGATGCAATGGTTAATTTAAAAGGTTTAAATCAAAGAATTTTTGAAGCATCTAATGCAACAAAAGCAATTGCAAAAGAATATAACATAGATCAAAAAATGTTAAGTAAGAATTTTATGATTCTTAGAAAAGATGTTGTTTTGTTTGGTCATTTAACAGATGAAGAATTAAATAATTCTGCAGCAGTAATGACAAGATTAAAAGTAAAAATGGAAGATGCTGTTTCTGTTTTTAATAAATTTAGCACATTTGAAGATGCTGCAAATTCTGTTGCAATATTATCTCAAACATTTGGAATGAATTTAAATGCAATGGATATAATAAAAGCTGAAAAACCAGAAGAAATATTTTCAATGTTCAGAAATGCAATGCTTGATACTGGACGAACTTTTGATGATTTATCAAGATTTGAAAAATCAATAATGGCTCAACAAACAGGCATGTCTGCTGAATCTCTAAAAGCTATGATGAACTACACTGCAGCAGGACTAACTTTTGACGAAGCAAGAAAAAAAATGGAAGAATCTTCCCCAGAACAACAACAAATTAAAACTCTAAAAGAACTAAAAAATTCAATAAAAGAACTTAAAAAAGTTCTCGATTTCCAAAGCCCATTTGAAGCAATATTCAAAGGACTCTCAGCAAACGTTGCATACGATAAAAAAACAAGAGAACTTTTCATGATGCTTTCAGGAAATTACGAAAGCTTATATCTACAATTTCTTAATATGCCAAGTGATCAAATTTCAAAAATCGTAGATCCACTATTAATGATCGTTGATGTAATGAGCAATATGTTCTCAAATAGCTCTTTTATTAACACAATACAAACATTACTTAAAGGCTTTGCAAACCTACTAACTTTTTCTTTTAATCTACAAGATGATGTCTACCTAAAAGAATTACAATCAAGTTTTCAAGATCAATTAAAATCAATTAAAATAACGCAAGGACAAGATAAAATTGATTATAAACAATTAATTAAAATTTTAACTGACAAAGAAAAATTACAATTACAAAATGATTTTAAAGGTAGTGATAAAGAAAAATTTAATAATTTATTAAAAAAATTAGAAGAAAATAAACAAATAACAACAAAACAAAAAATTCAAATTTTAGAAAATCTATATGCATATCATAAATTAGAAAATGAAAATTCTCCTGCTAGACAATCAATTAATAATGCTGCATCTAATACAGCTAATGCTCTTACTGATGCTGCAAATAAAGCAAATGTAATATATGATACAACATCTGACATGTCAAGATTAATTGCTGGAGTTATGATAAGGGGTGCAATGACTGGAATGACTGCATTATTAGGTGCAATAAATTCAATATTAAGTGAAATAAAAATTAATACTGGATATGAAATGATTGAAAAATTAACAGGAATAAAAGCAGATGAATTTAAAACAATGTATGATAATTTAAAGAAAGCATTTAAAGACACGATGAATAGTAAAAATTTAACTTTATTTGGAACTTTAACAAGTACAGTAACAGGTTTAATTCATGATGGAATTTATAATATATTTTTGTTAATTGGAGAAATAATAAAATCTGCATTTACAGCAATATTTAAAGGAGAAAAAGCACAATTACCATTGTCTGTACAATCTGCAGCACCTGCAGCACCTGCAGCACCTGCACAAGCATCAACACCAGCTGCAGCACCTGCAGCACCTGCAGCACCTGCAGCACCTGCAGCACCTGCAGCACCTGCACAAGCATCAACACCAGCTGCAGCATCTGTAACACTAACACAAGATCTTTCAACGGAGTTTGATAAGGTTATGGCTAGTGGTAAAAATAATATAGCGCCGCCTATGACGATAATAGGTAAAGATGATAAGCCTGTTGATTTTAGTAGTGCGAAGGGAGTTGTTAGTTATAATTCTGGTTTTGTATCTATGGTATTGGAGCAAACAGAGAGGTTAGTAGATGACATAAAAGCTATTGATAATTCTATGAGTGGATATTATAATGATGTATCTAGTATGCCTAATAATAATAAGAGTATGTTAAAGCAGAAAATTGAAGAGTTGTGTATAAAAATTGAGAATTACAATAATAATAAAAAAGAAGAAGAGTTAGTTGTAACACCACAAATAACACGTGATGATGTTATAAAATTAGCTGAAGAGTTAATAAAAAATAATTTTATACAAATGGCAACAATGCCTAAATATACGCAGGGTGTTTCATCAATTAATGCATCAATATTAAATAGTCCTACATTAAATACAGGTGAATTTAATGCTGCACATACATATAGTTATAATAAAGGATAATTAATATGAAATCAATAGATGTATACCAATTACTTAAAGAAACAAAAATTGATGAAGTTTTTGCTGATGTTATATCTAAAAAATTCAATAAAGATAAAAATGAAATTAAACAACAATTTAATGATATTATTCAAAATAAAATAAATATAATAGGCAAACAATTATCAAATGAAAAAATAGATGAATCAAAACTTAATGAATTAAAAAATTTATCATTAAATGACTTTATGTCAAATAATAACATTATAAAAGAAGAATAAAATGCCAAAATATATTCTTAATCCAGACGGCACTCTTTTCAATACTGAAACAAAAAAAAATTTCAACATTGAAGACGGCACAATTGTACCTCCTGATATATCTACTGATACTACTAATAATATTACTAATAATATTAAAAATAAAACATATGCAATTTCAAATTTAAAAAATTCAGATGGAAATGGCAAAGCTAATAATAATAATAATATATTAGAAAATAATATAAAACATAATGATTTTTTAGATTTTTATGTTAATGATAATATAA